AACCCGGTCATCTACGACAACAAGACCCTCTTCCATAACGATCACGGCAACCTCGGCACCACGGCGCTTGGCACCGCCGGTGCGCTTGCGGCTGCCCGCCTGCTGATGCTGAAGCAGACGGAGAAGGACAGCGGAGACCGGCTCGGCATCGGACCGCGGTCGCTGCTGTGCCCGCCGGATCTGGAGGAGATCGCAGCCAACCAGTTCCGTCGGTCGACCGAGAACGACAAGACCTTCATCCAGTCCCTGGTGCTGGACATCCTGCCGGTCTGGTACTGGACGGACGTCTCCGACTGGTCGCTTGTCGCCGACCCGATGGAATGCCCGACGATCGAGGTCGGCTTCCTGGATGGTGCGGAGGAGCCGGACATCTTCGTCCAGGACTCGCCGACCTCCGGGTCGCTCTTCAGCCACGATCAGATCACCTACAAGGTTCGCCACGTCTACGGCGGCGGTGTCATGGACTTCCGCGGCATGTTCAAGGCGGTGGTCGCGGACTGATCGGTAACCTGAGCCGATCGTCTGCCCCGCATTGACCTCGGGCACCGGTCGGCTCTCATCGCAAGGAAGAGAGCATGACTACTGACCTTCCCATTTCCACGCCCGGCGTCCTGGTGCTGCCGTTCGTCTTCGCGGGTGCCAACGCTGCCACCGCGGCGGCACGGGTGCGCTTCGACCTGCCGTTCGCGGCGAAGCTGATGGACGTCCAGGCGTCCGCCCGCTCGTCGACCGGCACCGATCCGACCCTGGACATCGACGTCCAGGCCGACGGTGAGTCGGTGCTCGACGCCGAGATCGCCGTGACCGCGGCCACGGTGACCCATGGGGTGATCGCGACCGACCGGCTCGCGGACGAGGCGGAGCTGACGATCGACTTCACGATCGGCGGCACTTCGTCCCCGACCTTCAACGACGTCCAGGTCGTTCTGACGCTCGTTCGGATCTGAGGTCAGGGATCGAGATGGCGCTGGCCGATTTTCAGAACCTGGTGGACGACTTCGTCCGCGACGACGAGAGCCGCATCACGACAGACGATCGTGATGCGGCGATCGCGCTCGCGGTCGCCCGCTATTCTGAGGATCGGCCCCGCAAGATCGTGGTCGACCTGACCGCTGCCGGCGGTCATTACCTCGATCTGCCCGAGAGCTGGGAGGATGGCTTCAGCCAGCTCGAGAGCCTCGAGTATCCGGTCGACCTGGTGCCGCCGAGCGAGATCTCGCCGGCCGACTGGCGCCTGTACACCAGTCCGAGCGCCACCCGGATCATGGTCGCCTTCTCATTGGCCGCGGCTGCAACCGTTCGGGCCACGCACACCGGGCGCCATGTGCTCGACGACGAAGCCGACACCATTCCCTTCGGTGCCCGTGAGCCGGTCGCGGCCTACGGTGCCTCCATCTTGCTGGATCAGCTCGCCTCGGCGACCGCCAATTCGTCGGATCCGACGATCGGCGCCGACAGTGTTGATCACCGCAGCAAGAGCCAGGAGTACGCGGCCCGCGCCCGCGCGCACCGCAACCGGTACCTCAACACCTTCGGTCTGACCGAGCGCAAGAACGTCGCCCACGGCGTCGTCGTGGATCTCGACCTCACAGACAGCCGCGGCCGCGATCGCCTCACACACCCGGGGCGCTACCGATGACGGACATTCAGATCGATATCGACACCAGCGCCGTCGACGCCGTGATCCGCGCCTGGGCCGTGATGCCCGAGCGGGCGATCGCCGTGCTCACCGCTGGCGTCACGGAAGCCACGCTGCTGCTGGAGCGGGAGACCAAGGAGCGCACTCCGCGCGGTGCCACCGGCGCCCTTGAAGCGTCGATTGCGGCACAGCCGGCCCAGGTCAGTCCCGAGGCGGTCGTCGGGTCGATCGGCAGCTCGCAGCCGCATGCGCTCCACGTCGAGCTGGGCACCCGACCGCACATGCCGCCGATCGCACCGCTGGTGGATTGGGCCAAGGCCAAGTTCGGTGTCGATCCCGAGGAGGCGGAGCGGATCGCCTGGGGCGTGGCGCGCAAGATCGCGGCCAAGGGTACCGAGGGTCAGCACATGTTCGCCGATGCGCTTGCGTCGAACGAAGGCCAGATCGCCTCGATCTTCGAGCGCCACATCCAGGGCCTGGCGGCCGAGCTGGCGGAGGTGCCCGGTGTCTGATCTGGCCGCAACCCGCACCGCCATCGTCGCCACGCTCAACAGCGTCGCCGACATCGGACAGGTTCACAGCTACGAGCGGTACGCCCGCGCCGAGAAGGATCTCAAGGCGCTGTACGAGGACGAGGGGCGGCTGCAGGGCTGGTTCGTGCGTCGGCTCTCCACGCGGGTCATATCGCCTGCCCGCGGGATCCGGACCGTCATCAACCGCTGGCGGATCCGCGGATACCGCGCGCTCGATGACTCTGTTCAGAGCGAGATCCTGTTCGACGCCACGATCGAGGCGATCCGGGCTGCGTTCGATGCCAGCTCGACGCTCGGCGGTGTGGTGGAAACCACGCATGTCGATGACCTCGCCGGCATCCAGGTCGAAGACAGCTCGCCGGTCATGTTTGCCGGCGTGCTCTGCCACGGCGCCCGCCTGGCGCTCTCTACCCGTCACCGCGAAAGGTAAGGAGGAGCCCCCATGTCCGGAGGCCAGTTCGTCATCAATCCCAAGACCGGCAAGCCCGAGCGCGTCGGCGAGCCGCCAAAGTCGCTCAGCCGCGCCGAGCGCCGAGCGCTCGAGGTCGAGGCCGAGAAGAAGGCCCAGGCTGAGAAGAAGGCCGAGGAGCCGCTCCAGGCCCTGCCCAAGCCGGCGGCTGAGGCCAAGCCGGCACCGCGTCGATCGACGACGCCGGCCAGCGAGAGCAGCCCGCGCCCGCCGGCATCGAGCACCGGCTCGGCGAAGGCCGCGTCCGACCCCTCTACCGGTAAGGAGTAACCCACATGAGCGACGACGAGATCTCCATGAACACGGCCGTGCTGTTTAACCAGCTCGAGGCCACATACGGCGTCTCGCCGGGCGCGATGACGGCCAGCCAGGCGGTGAAGGTCAAGTCGCTGACCGCCGTTCCACTAACCGGCAACCGCGTCGAGCGCGATGTCGTCACGCCGTACTACGGCGCCAATCCGGGCAAGCTGACCGCCAAGCGCGGGACCATGCAGTTCACCGTGGAGGCCACCGGCGCTGGCGAAACCGCTCTGGACGCCGGTACGGCGCCGGCTTTCGGTCGCCTATTGCGGCAGGCCGGAACTTCGGAGACGGTTCGCGCGCCTGCAGCGACCATCGCGGCAAGCCCGCCGACGGGCGTTGGCGGTCCGACCGGCACCTTCACCTACGCGGCCGGCGACCCTTATGAGGGGATCGTGGATCGCCTGGTCACGCTGCTCTGCACCACGGGCGGCGGCTCCGGTACCGCGGAGTTCACGGTGAGCGCTCCGGCGATCGCGCACCTGGCCGCATACGAGGCCACCGAACAGGTGATGACCGACGCCACCGATTTCGACCTCGTTCACGGCGCGACGATCACGCCGACGGTGGGCACCGCGTTCGAGGTCGGCGACAGCTACACGATCCAGCTGTCAGCTCCCGGCGCGTACTACGCTCCGGTCAGCCAAACCTTCGAGTCCGGCGAGAGCTTCTTCCAGTACGGCCCGAACCGTCATCGCTTCGCCGGGCAGCGCGGCAACGTGACAATCAACGCGGCGGCCGACGGCTATTTCGACCTGCAGTTCGACTTCATGGGCCTGCCGCGTGCACGGTCGAGCGAGGCGATCCCGGCCGTCGACTTCATCGCGTTCCAGGATCCGCTGATCGTCGATGACGACAACTCGCCCTACGTCGCCCTGGGCGGTGTGGAGATCAACCTGCGGAGCTTCAGCCTCAACGTCGGCCAGAACACCGTCATGCGGTCGCTGGTCGGCCAGAAGAAGGTTCGAACTTCAGGCCGATCTGCGTCGGGGACGATCGTTTTCGAGGCACTGGATCTCGATGACGTCGACTTCTTCGACAACCTGGACGACGGGTCGACCCTCGCCTTCGAGCTGATCCACGGCCTGCTGCGCGGCGAGATCGTCCATCTGACCTGTCCGCTCCTCGAGATCACCGGGCTGCAGTATCAGGACGAGGAAGGTGTGGCGATGTTCTCCGCCAATGTCACCGCGCTCCCGTCCGACGCCGGCAACGACGAGCTGACGCTCGCCATCAAGTGATTGAGACGAAACCGGGGAGGATCCTCCGGGACGGCTCTATTGGCCGGCAGGGTCCAACGATCCGGGAGTAGGCCCGCGGCCAGGCTGAAGGCTGCTGCAACGTCGGAGCTATGGACGTGACGGCCGGGAGAGACCGGCATCCATTTCGGCAACAGGAGGGTCGCATGGCGACCAAGAAGCAGAAGCACGAGGACATCGACGCTTCCGACGTGCCGCTCGACGCGTTCGATGAAGGCGGGCTGTTCGCCTTCGACGCGCGGCCGGTCGTTCGCAACTGGCCCGTCGGCATCCGGGTGCCGGTCGGGCCTGGCCAGTTCCGCATCCACGAGATCCGCTTGGATCTCCAGTACCTCGACATGAACGAGTACCACGAGCTGTACGAGCGGGTCACCGCCTTCGCTGCCGCCGGTGGCAAGCTCGGAGATCCGCTTGCCGACCCGCTGTATCCGCACCTGCGCGGCTGGTCCGGCATCGCTGCCCAAGGCAAGGGCGCGCTCGGGTATTCCGATGCGGCCAAGAGCCAGCTGCTGAGCGATCCGCGGATCCGCGGCGCCGTGCTGGAAGCGACCATGAAGATGGTCCTGGGGATCGAGGAAAAAAACTCCGAGACGCCGCCCGAAGATGGGCAACCGCAGGCCGGCGGGCCAAACCGCGCGGAACGTCGGGCGGCGGAGGCGAAGAGCCGGAAGGCTACGGGATAGCCGATCAGCTGCGCGATGCCGGCCAGGACGTCGACGCCTATCTCGACGCACAGCGCCGACGCCGCGCCCGTGAACGTCGGCGAGAGCGGGAGCTGCCGACGAGCCGGCCGGCCTATCCGGTCCTGCCGGCCAATACCGAGGCAGTTATGGTGTTTCAGAGGTGCCAGACCCAATGGACATATGCCGGCGATCCGCCGGCCCATACGGGTCTGCGCATGGAAGCCGTCACGGCCTGCCTTGACGCGCTCGGTGTTCCGCAGGAGCGCCGGTCGGATCTTCTCGGCCGCATCCAGATCATCGAGATGAAGGCGCTCGAGGTGCTCGGCCGGATCCGCATGTCCGACCTGGCGCGCATCCGGCGCCAGCAGCCGCAGTCGGCGAGGTCGCGATGAACGACATGGTCGTCGGCATCACGCTGCGCGCAGACGGCCGCGGCTTCGTCGGCGAAGTCCGGAACGCCCGATCGGAACTGGTCGGCCTGCGCGACAGCGGTACCGGCGCCGGCCGGGCCATGGAGGATCTGCGACTGCGCAGCTCCTCCGCACTCGCGTCCCTGCGATCGCTGCAGACCGTCATCGCCGGCCTTGGCCTGGCCGTCGGTGTGCGCGAGGCGGTCCAGGAGTTCGCCGCCTATGAGCGCGGACTGGTCGGCGTCGCCAAGACCGCCGATCTGACAGCCGACCAGATCCGGGAGATGGGCGCGGCCGTCACCGAGATGGCCCGCCGCATGCCATTCGCGAGAACGGAGCTGCTCGGCATTGCCCAGGCCGGCGGTCAGCTCGGCGTGAAGGGTGTGAAGGATCTCACGCTCTTCACCGAGACAGTGGCGAAGCTCGGTACGGCCTCCGACCTGGCTGGCGAGGAAGCGGCGACCAGCCTTACCCGGATCCTCAACGTAACCGGCGAGGCGATCGACAGCATCGACACGCTGGCATCGGTCATTGT